GATTGTGGCAGTCGTTTTCTGATTGACAAACTTTCTCTTGTTTTGTGGCTTCACCACGTATGCTACTTGCTCCTGTATGACCGTACTCCTTAATCTCGCCCCACACTTTGTCGTGCATGCCGATTTTACTGTGTATGCCTACTCTAATCTTAACTTTACCGTCTTTTATTTTGTAAGCCAAAGGAAGTCCGATTGGCATCTCCTCATGACGATACGAATATACGCCGTAGCGCATGTAAAAATCCATAGCTTCTTTGATAGTATCTGTGGGTATCATATCGTTCTGTTTATCGACGATAGGAGCGGAGATGTATGTCTCCATCACTCTGTCATTATACCACTCTGGTCGGTAGACTTTCCAACCAGTGTTACTTTCGTCTGCCACGGCCCAAATTATAGCATGTCATATATAAAGGAAATCAAAACTCCGTATATTTTACACCGTAAAGGTTTATATGCACCCGCCTATAGGAGTATATGACACAAAGTCAGACATACAAAGATTTAGTCGGCAAGTTTGTCTACTACTTTAAGCCAAAATACGCATGGCGTTTTGCTAAAGTATTAGATGTAGCAGTATATCAAAGAGGCCCAAACAAAGGTCAAATTAGATACGTAAAGGTTGGACATCTTAACTTAGAATATAAGAGAAGAATTTACAATCATAACGTTAGAAAAGTTAAAGTTATCAAACAAGTTCTCAAAGGTAAGAAAACATTTATTCCATTTAAGGAGTGGTTAAAGTGATTCGCAACAAGAAAGGACAGATTAGTAAGCGTGCAACAGGTAACTCATATTGTGGACCTATTGCATTAACTGTTCTTACTGGTAAGCGATACGACATTGTAGAAAAGGACTTACTAAAAGAAGTAAATCATAATGTAAAGAACAGAGGCACAATGCGTTTAGATTGGTGGACTGGTCAAAGGAAGTTTGTTCCTGCTAAGAAAGAAACACAAATTAAAGGAATGTCTAATGGTCAAATGCGTAGAGCATTGAAACGATATGGCTACAAGATGTATAGGTCGGACAATCATGGAGCTAATCAAACATTTAGACAATGGGTTAGAGCAACACATGGTAAACGTGGTAAGACATGGTATCTAGTTGTTGCAGGAAATCATTACATGGTAGTCAAAGGTAACAAAGTATGGGACACATCTACTCCACAAAAAGGATGTCCTATTACTAAAATTACTTGGATGAAAAGAGCAAAGATGCAAGAGTTGTTTCAGGTAGAGAAGCGTTAACGTTTGACTATTTTGCCATTTGATTGGCGAGCTAATTCCTTGCCAATCATTTCGACAAAAGCAGTTCTGTTTTTTTGTAATGCTTTAGCCATGTATCTTTGTGGCTTAGTTCCTTTTTTAAAAATCGCAAATCGTAAATCATCATAAGATTTAAAGTTACTTTTCTTTTGTCTCCATGTCTCTAATTCTTTTGCTTTTTTTGAATATTGAGAATCGTAATCTAAAGACGGCGGCCAATATTTTTTTGCACCAGTCTTTCTACCTTTCATATCTCGCTTAGATGGTCCTGTTCCAAATTCTACATAGCCTGCATAGTCTACATTTGTTGTAATCTCTTTTCTAAAAGGTTTATCTTTTACCATGACACTGCCAAACAATGTACTGTTTACACCAATGCTATCTGCTAAATTAGAATTAGCGTCATTAGCCATTCTATCGGCTGTATCTGTCATTGCAATATTAACTGCATCTTCTAAACTAACGCCTATTTCCTCAAATATCTTACGAGCATTGTCGCTTATCTTTATGTTTACCTTTAGATTAGCAGTCATTTGTACATCTTGACGTTTTCTATGTGGTCGTCGCCGTACTTTTCTTTCCACTTCTTGTCTATATACTTCTGTGCTTTTTCGTAATAATCCATACGTTGCTTTTTTTGTGCTGCAAGTATAGTCTGCCTGTCTGCATTCTTCCAAGCTCTTTCAGTTTCGCACTCTTCGCATAATCCGTTAGCCGCTATATGGACTGTCATTGCTCCTCTCAAACATTTCTTACACTGTTTACTCATCTTTTTTCTCCTTGCCATTGCCATGATGGCCGTACTTAGCATTACAAATATGAATCTTAATATGGTCAGGCATCCTACTCATACAACCCTCGCCAATACTGTTCTTTGATTTGGATGCAACAATGATGTACCTAATAGTTTTAGATTATATCTTGCTGCTATTTCTTTTTGTAATAAAATTAAATCGCTCATATGTAAGCCATCTTTAGGAATCCTACGAGCTAACTCGTTATGTGCTTGACAAGTTCTACTGTCATTACCTACAATCAGTTTATACTTGTATTGTCTGCCTGATAATGCCTCACCTTTTGCATAACCTCTCAATCTACCCTCATTGTAAATTGCGTTGATTTCAGTTCTAGCAATCCTAACTAGCTTAAAAGTCGACGCATTAGCCACTTGCCGCATGCTATCTACTATTACTGGTACGCTACTACCCGAAGCAATCCCAGCCGTAATAGCGGCTCTTAAACCGTCAGTTAACTGTGTAGCAAAAGTTGCATAGTTCTTAGCTAAGATGCCTCCGTTCTTCATAGTTCTAAGAAACTCTGTATCATCAGCATCAAAAGTTGGCTCTGCTTTTGTGATGTTTGGCTCACCAAATGCAGACCTAACGCCATGTCTATACGCATCTTCAATGTCATCTTCTAACGCTTCTTTCATTCTGTTAGCAACCATTATAGATATGTCGTTTACAGAATCTTCTAAATCGTTGACAGACCTTGCTTGTTTTAGTTCTCTAAATTCTCTGGTAATAACTCGGCGTAGCTCATTGGCTGCCGATTCCATATACGACGAGGCTCTTCTTGCTCCTCGGCCTCCAGCGATTCCTGCGACGGCTTTCGAAAATCCTGACGCACCACCTCTGGAGCTTGTGGCAATACCAAATTGCCTTCTGAATCCAAGTCCATTTCTACGCCAACGTTCTGCATCTGTGTAATAATCTGCGCTTTTAGATTCATATTGTTGAGATATTTAGTTTCATCACGTTCATTGATGTCGTTAAATCTAATCTTCCAAGTATCTACTTGCATAAGTTTTAGCAATGGTTTTAGGAATCCCATTTCTACACATTGCTGTGTTTCTCTTATAGTTCTGTCAAAAATTGTAATCTGCTCGCCTTCTGAGTTAAGTCCACCTACTCCTTGCATCTGTCCTACAACTAAAGGCATGACTCCATACGACGCATTAATGTCGTTGTTAATCCTATCCATGTAAGGTAACATCATTAATTCATCCATGTTAGGCATGACAGGAACGAATTTCGCCGTGTTTCCGCCATCTCTGCTACTTAGTATCGGTACAAAGTTAGGATTGCGTCGTGTCTCTTCTGCAATATACTCTCCTAATCTGTTAAGTGACTCCTCATCATGACCGGGAACGTCTAAGAATCCTTTAGGTGGCCTTTCTAATCTATAGATTTTGTTTTGAAATGACTCTATGGCCAATGCTGTTTCGATTTTTTTAGAAAGACCTATAATCGGCGACTGCCCATACAACCGAGCATTCGCACTGTATTTGTTGAAATGTATAATCTCATCACGTGCAAAAGGTATCTTACCATCATCATATTCGTAATAGTAAGCCATCAATTCTAACTCTACACCTGTCTTTGGATTTACTGAACCATCCATAAATTCTCTACTTACTGGGTCAAACTTTATGTCATCTCTAAATCTACCATACTCATCTACATGAAATCGCATGTGCTTTGCATCTTCTACCCAAAGCTCTTTGACAACTTTGTTTGTAACTTTACCTTCGCCATCTGCAACTCTGTCATATACGATACTTACCCAACAATCATCAAAGACCTCTAACTGTCTTATCATAGCTTTGAAAAACTCTGAGCCAGTCATGTCACTGCTACCATTTGTAGGATTACGCAATAACCTCTCTACCATTCTGCGTTGCTCTGCGTCTCCGTTGCCAATGGCTTGGTATTCCCACCCTTTGGCGACGGACTGGGAAGCAATGCGTGTAATTACAGTCCTAAGATG